AACCGCCTCGTTTGGGAACATTGGCAGAACTTCTGCTTTGAGCAGGAAGACCCTGATGATGACACTGATTATGTTATCCCTACCGTTTCTGCTACTGGTAACTCTGAAAATACCTATATAGGCTCTCTTTGGGACTATTTCGGTTTGCCCGTGAATACGTCTGGTAATTTATCTGGCATTAGTGCCCTTCCATTTCGTGGTGTTTACCTTATTTGGAATGAATGGTTTAGAGACGAAAACCTCCAAAAATCCGTCAAGATCCAGAAAGGCGATACTAACGAAGTTTTAAACTCTGCTCGAGCTTCCGAGCAGCCTTCTTGGGTTTTCACGTCAGGTACCAATATTGTTCCCGGCCTCGCCTGCCCGCCTCGTGGTAAGCGTCATGATTACTTTACTTCTGCTCTCCCGTTTACACAGAAAGGACCTGGTGTTTCTATAGGTCTTGCTGGTACTGCTTCTATAGTTGAGCCTTCCCCGCTTTCTGATTACTTCTTAACTTCTAACTCTAATCAGCTTGCTGCTGTATCTTCTTATGGCGGTAACGCTTCTTCTTCAGGCGGTCGTAGGGTTACTTCAGGACCTGATACTATTACTTTTAACCGTGGTTCAGATTCTAATTGGTCATCTATCGGTGGTTTTGCTGGTAATACGTCTGATTATGTTGATGTTCACGCTTATTCAGGTTCTAACCTGCTTACTAATAATTCTTATGTTGACCTTGATACGTCCAGTATCTTTACGATCAATAGTCTTCGTACTGCTTTCCAGATGCAGAAGTTCTATGAACGCCTTGCTCGTGGTGGTAGTCGGTACACAGAAGTTCTCCGCTCTTTCTTTGGCGTAGTTTCTCCGGACGCCCGTCTTCAGCGTCCGGAATTTCTTGGTTCCTTTACTAAAATGGTAAATGTCAATCCAATAGCTCAGACTTCCGCAACTGACAGTACCTCTCCTCAAGGCAATCTCTCTGCTTATGGTGTTACTGCCGCTAAGTTTCATGGTTTCACTAAATCTTTCGTTGAGCATGGCTATATTTTTGGTTTTGTATGTGCTCGTGCCGATCTTACTTACCAGCAAGGTATTAACAAGATGTGGCTTCGCTCTACTGTTTATGATTTTTATTGGCCTACATTCGCTCATCTTGGCGAACAGGCTATTGAGCTTCGTGAGATCTATGCTCAAGGTTCTAAAGATGATACTACTGTTTTTGGCTACCAGGAACGTTATGCCGAATATCGCTATAAACCTTCGCAGATTACAGGTAAGTTCCGTAGCTCTGTAGTTAATGGTTCTTTGGATAAGTGGCATTTATCCCAGTTCTTTAGTAATCCCCCGACTCTCAGCGAAGAGTTTATTACTGAAAATCCACCTATTGAGCGTATTATCGCTGTTCCCAGTGAACCTGAATTCTTGCTTGACATAGGCTTCCGTTACACTACCGTGCGTCCTATGCCTGTGTTTGGTACTCCCGGTCTTGTTGATCACTTCTAGAAGGAGTTGGTTTTATGTCATGGCTTTCTAATACTTTAGGCAGTGTTGCTGGCTCTGTTTTAGGATCTGCAGTTCAGAATCATTACAACTCTGCTAATGCCGCACAGGCTAACGCGTGGAACGTTGAAAACTATAAACATCGTTATCAATGGGCCGTAGAAGATATGCGCAATGCTGGTCTTAATCCTATTCTTGCCGCAACTAATGGTATAGGCGGTTCTATATCTGGAGCTTCAGCCGCTTCTGTAGGCATGAGTGATATTGGTTCTACCATGAACTCTGCTAGAGCCGCTAGTGCCGCTGAAAGGCAGGCTAAGATTGCCGAGCATCTTTCAATATCTCAAATTGAAAAACTCGTCGCAGAATCTGATTCTGTGCGCCAGAGAACCCATGGTATAGTTCTTGAGAATGGTATTCTTGCAAATGATTTGAATCTTCGTGAGCAGACTTATGAAAAACGTCTTGGTTACGAACTTGAAAAGATGAATTTGGAGCTTGAAAACCTTCGGCTTCAGGGCTCTTACCTTAACTCTGGTGTTTTGAACAATATTGCTTCTGCTAACCGTGCTAATTCTGCCGCCGCTTTTGATAATATTCAAACTGAAATGGCAGGTATGGAACGTGATTTCTATAAGAATCTTGAGAGTCTTACAGGCGCTCCTAGGTCTGTCGCTAGTGGTGTTGGTTCTGCTGTCAAAAATGTTATAGGCTTCCTCGGAGGCCGCTATCTTGGAAGGAGATAATTTTATGTCTAATAAAACTACTATGATTCTTACTTTTATCGTTTCTGTTGTTGTCCCTTTTATTCAGGAAGTTGTAGATCTGATCGAAGCCCTGAAAGGCAGAGCTTCTTCTAATACCGTGACTGCTAAAAAGGTTGCTTCGGACTTTCAATCCGATGTTGGTCAACTTGTTGAGCCAGCTGCTAATAAGAATGATTCTAAAAAAACTAGCCGTTTTTTCGGTTCTTGGAGGGATGCTAAATGAGACGTCGTCGTTTATCTAAACGAGGTTCTCGCCGTCTTTTTCGGCGTACCTCCAGATCTCGTCGTAGAAATTTCAAGAGAGTAGGACGAGGTGGATTTAGGATTTGACATTCTGACTTAATCCTGATACAATCGGTACAGGTGATTAATATGGTTTGTTATAATCCAATTCTTATGTACCCAGTTGAAGGAGCGATTACGAAAAATGGAAAACAACATTATAGTTTTTACGGTAGCCTTGCCTCTCACCCTGAGCTTGCTAGCGATAGTCGCTTCATTCGTTGTTCTTGTAAACAATGTATTGGCTGTCGTCTCGAAAATAGCAGACAGTGGGCCGTCCGTGCTGTCCACGAAGCCCGTTCTTCGTCTTCTGCTTATTTCGTTACTTGCACTTTCGACGATTATTATTTGCCACGTGATAAAAGCTTAAGCAAGAAATTTCATCAGACTTTCATGAAAAATCTTCGTCGTGAGTATGGCAGTGGTATTCGCTTCCTTGGCTGTGGTGAATATGGTGAACTTCATGGTCGCCCCCATTATCATTACATTTTGTTTAATATTGATTTTGATGACAAAATTTTTCGGTTCCGTACAGACGGTTATAATACTTATACTTCTTCTCGTTTTGCCAAAGTATGGAAATACGGTATGCATCTTATTGGTGAGTTTAGCTTTGATTCTGCTGCCTATGTCGCTCGCTATATAGTTAAAAAACAGACAGGTAAAGACGCTCCTTCTCACTATAAAGGCCGCATTCCTGAATTCATGGTTGCTTCCAATCGTCCTGGCATAGGTGCTAAATGGCTCGAAGATCATGGTGAAGAATGCTATGCCAATGATTATGTTGTTATCAACGGCAAAAAGATGCGTCCTCCTCGTTATTACGATAAAAAATTTGACGAAACGCATCCTCACTGGATGGAATATATTCGTAATAACCGTATTGAGAAGATGCTTCATAACTTGGAGAACAACACTTTTGAGCGTTTGGTTGACCGCTGCCGTGTTCAGGAAGGTAAGTACAAGCATTTTCTTGGTAGGAAGCTTGACAAAGTATTATGACTGTGTTATTATTAAGTCAGAAATGAGGTGATGCTTATTAGTGAATTTGATGCTGTTAAAAATTTCTGTCGTGAGCGTAATATTTCTTTTGATTACTCTTTTCGTGGTAGTAAATATGCCGCTTACCGTCTTAAACCTGATGATTCTAGAGTTATTCGCCTTGATAATGACTATTTTGTTATATCAACTATGCTTTATCTTATGATTCGTAGGTATTTAATTGCATTTAGAAAAGGAGATGGTTCTGCTGAGACTTTATTCCATTTATGATTCCAAGGCTGAACAGTTCAGCCCTCCGCAGGTTTATCACAACGATATGCTCGCTCTTCGAGCTTTTGAAGGTATAGTTAACGATGATAAAATGCTTATTAAAAAATATCCTGAAGACTTTACTTTGTATTATGTTGGCAATCTTGGTGACGGCGACGGTCGCTATTACATTGAGAATTGTGACGAGTCCCGTATTCCTGTCATGGTTGGTCGCGCCATAGAATATGTGCAGACTGTTGACAATAATTCTACTGAATGATAATCTAATAAAGAGCGTATCAGAAAAAGGACGGTCTCTTAAGAGATCGTCTTTTTTTTGTACGCTACGCCCGCCGCGTCTAGGCGCCTGCGAAAGGAGGTGAAACTATGAAATTTAAGACAGCTTACGATCCTGTAGAAGAACATGACCATTGCGGTATTGAGTTTACCATGCCTTCTCTTACAGTTCAGGACGAGAAAGATGAAACTGATATCAATTACATCGTAAATAAGTATGCAGACGGTAATAAAGGTATCATGACTCTTGACCTCGGCGATAGTTCGCAATACGCTTACCTGCAGTTCGGAGATGCAACGCTACCCGGCGACTACAGTACAGCGCTTGAGCTTGTGTCCGGAGTTCGTGAAGAATTCTACAGTTTACCCGCTTATGTTCGAGCAAAATTCGGTCACGATCCCATGAATTTCATCGGCCATTTGAATGATCCTGCAACACTCGAATATCTCCAACAACAAGGTCTGTATGGTAGTAAACATACCTTCGACGAACCACAACAGTCCGTAAGTAGTAAACAAACACAAGAAAAAGGTAACACTTTAGAACAAAATAATGAAGAAACACAAAAATAGGCGTCACCGAAGCCAGTTACTTACTTGATGTAACTGGCGTAGGTGACGCAAAAATAATCTAAAACCTAAGAATAATTTGCTTTAGGTTAATTCTTAGGTTTACACTTCGAAGAAGGTGAAATTTTGGCTCGAAAAAAAATAAGAGTTCGAGGACATCGCTTCAGCGATGCTCCTGCAATGTACATGAAAAGGAGTAAGTTTGACCGCTCCCATGTTTATAAGACAACTTTTAATTCAGGCAAGCTTATACCTGTATTTGTTGATGAGGTTTTGCCTGGCGATACTACCCGTATGTCTGTTAATTACTTCGCTCGTTTGGCTACTCCTATTAAGCCTATCATGGATAATATTTATCTGGATTGGTTTTTCTTTTTTGTACCAAACC